CCCCTTCTTCGAACCAAAGCATTTGCAATTGCAGGTGCTATGACTGTGACTGCAAATACCAGGAGTCGATGACACATGGACAATGAACTATTGAAGCAATTGCTGATCATGCAGAATCCCGCACTCGCACCGATCATAGAGATGATGGATTCTTCTTCGAACAAAGTCGAGAAGCCAAAGAAACGCAAAGTCTCCGCTTACAGCCGTCGTTATGGTGCTGCATACAAACGATTGCGTAAGCGACACACCCTCAAGAACGGCAAGTATCGCAAAGGATACAATCACAAGCGACTTGTTAAGCTCGCACACAAAGAAGCAAAGCGAGGCGGTAAGAAGTGAGAGGCAAGCGAGTTATTCGTGGTCGCCTTGCTGATGGTGAACAACGTCGCATTGTTGTTGATGATGGCAACTTCAACGATGGATGGAGGATCACAAATATTGTAGCTGCAGGGGATGCTCTTAACTCAAACGAAGTTAGTATCAAGGTTTCATTGAAACCGGTACCTGCTCAAGGATGGTTCTGGAATAGAAATGTGGAGATCGCATGGGCTTCGGCTAGGAACACTGTTGAAGCAAACTGGGGCGGTTTTCCTAACGCCATTGATCCATCTGCAGTAATTGTTTCCGATCTCTATGTGACGGGGCAATCGTCTGCAGGTTCTGACATTAATTTCATGATTGAGATTGAACGAGTCGCATTGTCTGATGACCAGGCGATCCTTGCACTTATCCAGGAGCGTGCCCAAGATGACCTCTGATGTACCAGAAACAGAAACAAAAGAAAGCCGAACAGCAAGATTCGCACAATGGTTGATGGATCGTGAAGCAAAACGCCAGGACAAAGAATCTAATGTTGAAGGATTGATCCGTTTCAACATTTTTCTTTCAACTGTTACAATTGTGGGTCTATTTGGATCGAGTGCTCTCAACTATGCCTTGATGGCATATGCATGGCTATAATTGTGTCAATTAAGTTACGTTCTGTTGTTCCATAATCAAATCGACCTTGCAAACTTGCAAGTAAAGAAATTGTTTTGACATCTGCCAAGTTAAAAGCATCAGCTCCATCCAAATGCTTTCTTACAGCTCTACAAACCTCTTGGCTTTGATTGCGTTTCTTTGCAAGTTTGATCACAAGATCATAATCCATTGAGTATGTTCGATTGACTTTCATCTAATTAATCACCTCTCTAATGCACTTGGATGAGCAATATCTCTCAATTTGGACATCATGCTCATTGATCTTATCGATCCAAGCAATCTCAACCCAATAATCATTCAATTTTCGTTCGCACCAATGACAATTCATCCTTGACACCCCTGGCAGCTACTTACGATCCGCATATTTACGGGACAATTCATCTCAATCGATGGATGGCGACTCACATTTGTGAGCACAACCATTCCGTTTTTGCATCGATATACCTCAAAACATGTGTTACAAACTACGCACATAGTATTGCGAAGTAGCGGTTACTTATGTAAGTAGTGGCGAAAACCATTCAAGATGTGGTGATTCATGGGGCAGTACCCCATTTTCACCATCACGACAGTGGCGATGTTCAAGACTAGGGTTGAAAGAAGTATAATAGACTATATCCTATTCCTATAGGGTTATGGCAAAGAGTGATTCTTTCTACATCCGAGCAAGCACCGATTTTAACGGAACAACCTTCGAACAAACCGCAATAGATCTTGGAGCCTACGTAGATGCCCTCGGCAAAAGCGTACTCAGGTGCCACTCAATCGCAGTTCAATGGGGAGATCCTATGGATGTCTTGGTCCCAACCGCAGGTACGACAGAAGTAGCTGCATTCCAATTGACAACTCAATCTCAGAACAGCATGGTTCCACTCACCGACAAGTCTGTTATTGCATCAGGCAAGATTCAGACCTCGCAAGGTAACGCAGGGGTAACCACTGGGTTTTACACTGACAGCATCGATGTCGCTCCGCAAGATTGGACTAATGGATATCTAGTCGGTGTTGAACAGATTTACCTCGGTGTCGATTCTAGCGAAGCATCAGCACTTAACCTCGTTCGATGCAATATCGTTCTTGAATGCACTGTTGAGACACTTTCACAATCCGCAGCCATGGCCCTCGCACTCTCGCAACAATGAGGCTGATCGTGTGAAGATACACGGTAACTACTGCGGCCCTGGTTGGGTACATGGTCGGGCAATGAAAGAAGCAGACTATTACCAAGTACCAGAGATAGATCCTATTGACCAACTTGATGCCGGTTGCCAAGCTCATGACAAGGATTGTGCAAACGGTGGGTGTTCGAAGAAGGGGGATCTCGCACTGGCCGATGTCGCGTTAGCCGTTGCTATCACTACCTCTGACCCCCTTCTTCGAACCAAAGCATTTGCAATTGCAGGTGCTATGACTGTGACTGCAAATACCAGGAGTCGATGACACATGGACAATGAACTATTGAAGCAATTGCTGATCATGCAGAATCCCGCACTCGCACCGATCATAGAG